GCGGCACCTGAACATAGACAAGCCGCACAAAAACCACAGCATGAAAAGTTCAAAGACATTTGGTATATAGGTAGTTTGGAAGATACAACTTTACCTGTGTATAAAATAACTGGTGGTAAAGGTTGGGAAGCTGAACAGATAGTTTTGCGTACCAAACCAGAATATAAAGGTTTCCATCCTATGGGTATGTATAGTAGACATACTCCTCCCAAGGGACAACAGATTATTGACTTAGGTGAATATAAACCACCATACAAAGCACCACCTGAAGATCCTAATAGTGTAGGCGCAAGATTAAGAGCAAAATTGGATGAACCTCAATGAGATTTAAAGAAATACTAGAAGACATGAGCCGTCGTGGCTTTTTAAAAGGTGTAGCCGGCACTGCCGCAGTTGCCGCAACTGGCAATGCGTTTGCTAAATCACAACCTAATACAATTACAGTAGTTGCAAAGCCAGGAGATACTATATTTTCTATCGGTAGACAATATAATGTAACTCCTCAAGAGTTATTCAAATTGAATAACATGAATATACATACTAAACTTGAAAAAGGTCAGTCTGTTAAAATTCCTAAACCAACTAAACCCACAACACCTGAACTTAAACCTGGAGATAAAGGATACGTTCCGCCAGGCTACAATCCAAATAAACCAGGCTCTGGAATCTATGCTGTCCCAGATGATAAAGACGAGAAATTACCTAAGCACATTGAACCAGCTAAATCTGCACCAACACCTTCACAACAAATTGCCAGCACTAGTGGCAGTGCATTAAAAGAACCAGGATTTACGCAAAAACTACAACAAGTAGCAAATGCATTGGGTGTAGAAACAAGAGTGCTATTAGGTATCATGAAGCATGAAACTGGCAACACACTAAGCCCACAAGCAAAGGCTCCGGGCAAGCATGGCGCTGTAGGACTTATACAATTTATTCCTAAGACAGCTAGAGAATTAGGCACCAGTACAGAAGCACTTGCAAAAATGTCTGCTACACAACAGTTAGACTACGTTTATAGATTTTATAAAAAAGTAGGAGTAAAACCTGGTATGGACATAGGAGATATGTATATGTTAACATTCATGCCTGCGTATTTACATAAGCCAGCAGATACTATCATAGGTAAGAAGAATGGCGGCACACTACCAGGCACTGATCAAAATATGCATGCCATCTGGGTAGGAAATCCCGCTTTCAGTGAAGAACATAAGAAACCATATTTTACAATACGCGATGTAAAAAATAGAATAGAGCAATGGCTATGAAGAAAATCTTATTAAATCCATGGACAGCAGTAGTAACATTAATTATTATGCTGTCCATTCGCACTATAGACCCTAGCTTTGTAGAAAGCGTTCGACTACGTTATTTTGATCAACTAGTAACAAGCCAGCCTGCTAAAAATATTCCTGTTAACGTTGTTAACATAGACGAGGCCACGTTGGATAAATTAGGTCAGTTTCCATTTCCACGTGACTATTATGCAGACATCATTCAAAACTTGTATCAGCATCATGCAGGATTAGTTGTATTCAATGTACTAATGTCAGAGAAGGATCGTTTTAAACAAGACGCAGTATTAGGTCGTACAATGCAAGCATTTCCTACTGTGTTGCCATCAGTTGCAGGCCAAAAGAATAAAAATGAAAGCCACGGCAGTCCTGTACAAAAAGTAGGACAAGATCCTACAGGCAAGGTTGTTACATATCCAGGATTGTTATCTAATGTAGAACCACAAAGTAGTGTAGCCGCAGGTGTAGGGATTGTTAATACGTTTCCAGAAGTAGACGGTGTTGTCCGTCGCATGCCATTAGTTATTATGGCAGGTGATACATTGTATCCTAGCCTTGCTATGGAAACACTTCGCTTGGCCGCAGGCGACACACGAATACAAGTTAAGATAGGAGACAACGGTGTTGAAGCATTGCGTGTTCCTAAACTTAGTAAAATTAACACAGACGATCTAAGTCGTGTGTGGATTGACTGGAGCAGTACTCCTAAAGAATACAGCTATACAGAATTGCCAAAATCATTTAACAACGAAGTTGTTATTGTTGGGCTAAGTGCCGCAGGACTTGTTAATCCTGTAGGAACAGCACGAGGCGAAGTATGGCCACAATATTTACAAGCCGCCACGCTTGGCACAATGCTCAGTGGTACAACTATACAACGTCCAAGTTGGGCAGATACTGCGGAAATAATCGCATTGCTTATTGCTGGACTAATAGTAATTTTTATCTCAAGGTGGACCTATGCATTTATTGGCGTTATTGCTGTTCTTGGCGGCATTCATTTTCTCGTTTTACATATCTACTCCAACTACCATTACCTCATCGATGTTACGTGGTTTATTTGCGGCACTGGTTTGGTATATGCTCATGCCTACACCGTAAAGTTTGTTAGCGAGTTTTTACAAAAACAACAGATTAAAAAACAGTTTGGTAGTTACTTATCGCCCGACCTGGTTGCAAAACTACAAAGAAACCCTGAGCTATTAAAACTTGGCGGCGAAGAACAAGAACTAAGTATTATGTTTACTGACGTTCGTGGGTTTACTAGTATCAGCGAGTTCTACGGTAAGAATGTGCAAGGACTCACCAAGATTATGAATCGCTACATGACAGCGATGACTAAAACAATTTTAGAAAATGATGGTACACTAGACAAGTACATTGGCGATGCACAAATGGCTTTCTGGAATGCACCATTAGATAATACAAAACATTGTAAAGATGCGGTTAAGGCTGCACTTGAAATGTTAGGGAGTCTAGATGGGTTTAATAAAGAAATTGCTGAGGAAGGCACTCCTCCCTTTGGCATGGGCATTGGCATTAATACTGGGGATGTTGTGGTTGGTAACATGGGTAGCGAACAAAGGTTTGACTATACTTGTCTTGGAGATGCGGTCAATCTTGCTAGCCGACTAGAAGGACAAAGTAAAAACTATGGTGTTTTAATTGTATTAGGTCAAATTACAGCAGAACGTGTGGGTGATGAATATTTCACACTGCCTTTAGACTGTATTGCAGTTAAGGGTAAAAAAGAAGGTGTGAATATTTCTACAGTATTCTACAATCCATTACCTGAACAGAAAACAGACTGGGAACATGACAGGCAAGTACATGGACTTATGTTAGAATATTATCGTAAACAAGACTGGAGCAAAGCCAGTGCGCTAGTTGAAGCATTAAAAGGCAAGTTCAACGGGCAGATGGATCAGTACTACAACATATGGCAAGAACGCATCAAGGAGATGACAAATGCTGGACTATCAGAAGATTGGGACGGAGTTTTTAGGGCGCAGTCTAAGTAATCTAGCGGACGTTTACGTTTTATGGATGCTTCACATGCAGTTTATGATGCCAGCCATTATATTAGATATGAGTGACAGTATGGGTAGTATTTTAAAGACTTATAGCTTAAACGGTATCAAGTCTTACAATCTCTGCAAGCCCTACTAGGCTAAACAAGCGTAGCCACATCCAACCGATATCAAACTCATACCATTTAAGACTCAGTTTAGGTCTTGCTGGATTCATATGATGATTATTATGGAGTTCTTCGCCACCGATAATAATTCCCCAAGGACTAATATTACGTGACTGATCTCTGGTTTCTGTATTACGATATCCCCACCAGTGACCGATACCATTGATAACTCCGGCCGCCCATAGAGGAATCCAAATCATTTGTACACCCCACACTATAAAGCCCCATGGTCCAAAAAGAACAAGGTTTATAACCAACATCAATAGAATACCAAGGCGGCTATGTGAGGTGTACAAATTACGTTCGATCCAATCATCAGGAGTGCCTACTCCAAATTTATTAATCATGTCCGCATCTTTACTTGCATTGTGATAAAGGCCAGCGCCTCGAGTAAACACACGCCAAATACCAAATACGTGTGGGCTATGCGGATCGCCTTCTTTGTCACTATATACGTGATGCTTGCGGTGTATTGCTACCCATTGTTTAGTAACCATGCCAGTTGTTAGCCATAGCCAAAAACGAAAGAAGTGACTTAGGATAGGATGGAATACAATTCCTTTATGTGCTTGCCCTCTGTGTAGAAACAGAGTAACAGCTATGATAGTAATGTGCGTTACTACTAGTGTGTATATAATTTCTTGCATTATATACTTAGTCGATCTTATTACCGCTAGATTGATTCCCTTCCGAAAAAGG